GGCGTCGGCCGGGTCCCAGACCATCTCGAATTCGCAGGTGCATTCCCGCAGCGTCGGGGCCGTCGCCCGCCAGCCGCCGTTGGCCCGCGTCGTCACATCCGCCTCGCCCGCTTCCAGGTTCAGCGTCACGTCGCGGACGTTGGACATCTCCGTCGAGGGCGTCGCCCCGGCCGGCCCGTGATAGAGCTTCGCGTCCTTGCCCAGAATGAATGTCGCCATGTCGTCTTGCTCCTTGCCCGCAGCCCGTCGAAGGGCTACCGGATGCTGTTTGCCCACATCGCGGGCAGCTTGGGTTTCTCACGCTCAAAGGCCGGACCCATGAACGGGCGCGGCCTGTACGTCGCCAGGACGCTCCTGCCCTTGCGGTCCTTCACGCGCGCCCGCCCGCCGTATTCCAGCAGGGGCGGCGCTTCGGCCGTGCCGTGCAGCGGCGTCGGGCCGATGACCACCGACTTCCGGCCGGGGTCGTATCCGAAGAACAGGAGCTTCTTGAGCAGCCCGACGTGGCTGGACGGCGGGTCGCCCGGCTGCGATACGGCCTTCCGCTTGCGGAGGGAGTGCCGGGCGGTCGTCCGCACGAACGCGCCGAAGCGCGACAGCACCTTCCGCGCCGTGCAGTCCACCGCGCCGGTTACGGCCTTGCGGTCGAAGAACATGTCCTTCGTCACCATGCCGATCATGGGTCAGTTCCCGCCGCCGGGGGCGTCCAGTTCCGCCAGCAGAGCGACCGACCGGTCGCGGGCCTGCGTCGCCAGTTCCGCCCGCCGGTCGAGCCGCTGGACCATCTGGCCGACCATCGTCTTGACGGTCGCCGCGTCGCCGGCTTCCAGCTTGGCCAGCGTCCCTTGAAGCTCGACCTTCTGCCGGTCCATCATGGCCAGTTGGAGGTTGATGCGGTCCTTGATCTGGCCGACCACCTCGGCCGTCGCCGCCGAGTCGCCCGCAGCGAGCTTGCCGCGAAGCTGCGTCGCCTGGTCCAGGTCCGCTTGCTGGCGCTGGCGGATAATCGCGACCTGCTCCTTGGTCAGCAGCCGCCCGCCGGCGTCCTTGACGAGCTTCACCGGCCCGCTGCCTTCGTCCACGGTTACGACCTTGGCTTCGTCCTGTTCTTTCACGTTCATGCTCCTTCCCATACTCAATATGTGACCACGCGCAGATTGCCGTTGCCGTCAAAGGTCAACTGGTCGATCTGGTATCGAATCGAACCAAGATGGTCCCGGATGTCGCCCAGGAGGTCGGCTGCGGATGCGCCCCAATAGCCGCTCCACAGATAGCCCTCGATGGCAGAGAGCCGGTCCCGCATGTCAGACAGCGGGCCGTAGCTGTACCCGTTGATCTGGTCGCGGATTTCGTAGTTGGACCAGGCGATGTCGGTCAGCGGGCCGTTCCAGCCGCCCGACAGGTACATCGAGATGTCAGAGCCGCGGTACGCGGCTTCCTTCATCCACCAAGCGGCGTTGTACCCGTCAGCCCAAAGGCAGTCGCGGATGTCCGTCAGCGGGCCGTAGCTGTAGCCCGAGAGATAGTCCCGAACCTGCCAGAGCCCGTCCTGCATGTCCCAGGTGTTGCCGGCGATGGTGGTGAGCGGGCCGCCCCAATTCCCCGACAGGTACTCGCGGATGTCGGTCAGCGGACCGCCGTTGTAGCCGGACAGGTAATCGCGGGCGTTGCTCGTGTTCCAGTCGATCCCCGTGAGCGGCCCGCCGGCATAGCCGGACAGCAAGTCCACCGCGTAGGCCAGCGGACCATGCACATCGCTCAGCGTCATGCCGGCGTAGCCGGTCAAGCCCTGAACGATGGCGTCCACGTCCGTCTGGACGATATCGACATCGACCGTCGCGTACCCTGTTCCGCCGTATCCCATGTCACCACGTACCTCCGACCACCGTCACGGCGTCCCCGACCGCGCCCTTGACGACGATCCCGTTGAGGTTGACGCTCCGAAACTCGTGCCACTCGCCCGGCAGCCAGGGCACATCAAGCCCGTCGTCGCCCCGGAAGTAGACCGGCCCCGAGTTGGTCGGCAGCGCCGAGATGGTCACGGACGCGACCAGCTTGCCGCCTGCAAGCGGCTGGTAGCTGCCCGTGACGTTGATCTTTCGCATGACGACGTTGTTCATGGCTTACCTCAGAACCCGGAAGGTCAGCGTCAGCACGCCCGTGAACTGCCGCAGTTCCTTCATGTGCTCGGGCGAGTACAGGGGGGAGTTCTCACAGCCGACCCACACGGCATTCGGCAGGGCCGTCAGGTGCGCCGTCCGCATGTCGCCCAGCCAGCCCGCAGCCTGTTCAAGCAGGTCGGTCACGCGAACACCTCAGCGGCCGGTTGGCTGCTACGGGAGGGCCGAAACGTAGCTGTCCGGCGCGAGGCCCCCGACCAGACACACAGCCGCGGCCAGCACCTTGCCGTCGGCGGGCGGCTCGCCCGTGCCTACATCCGGCGGCTTGGGCCGGCCGGCCCGGAGGACGGCCAGTTCGGTATCCTTGACATCCCAGCCTTCCTCGATGGCCTTGGCCTCGATGTCGGGATGCTTGCCGGCGCACACCTTGCGGACCGCCTCGATCCGCTTGGTTTCGGCGAGGGCCTTGGCGCGGATGTCCAACACGGGGTCGGCGACTGCGCCGCCGTCCTTGTCGGCCGTATCCACCTGCGCGGCAGCCTGGACCTTGCCCTGTTCCTGCGTGACTTGCGTTTCGGACATGATGCTCTTCTCCTTGGCCGCGGCTGCCACGCTTGCCGTGGTATTGCCGTCGGCCCCAAGATCGACGAATGAAATCTCGCCCAGCGCCGCCTTACGGACGACGTTGACGGGTCCCTTGAACTCCCGGCCGTTCACTTGAACGGACTGGTCTTCCTTCACGAACTCAAACTGCTCCACCGCGGCCCCCAGCGATGCCTGCCAGGGGAAGCCGTTGCGGGCGGATGCGACGATTTCCTTGGCGGCGGCCGTGTCGCGCGAGACGATGCCCGCGGCGACGAGCCTGCCGTCGGCGACGGCGATGGAATCGGTGTGGCCGACGCCGCTGGCCATGTCATGGCCGAAGCGGATGGGCCGCGACTGCGACGGGATAGAAAGCCCCGCCAGGTCCACCACGACGGGATACCGCCAGCCGGCGATCCGCATCGGCCCGCCCGTGTAGGCGACCATGCTGAATCGCGGCAGCTTGCTCGTGCCGTCGGCCCCGGCGTCGGCCCCGGCCTCGATGGTCAGCGCGCCCGGCTCGCTGGTGAAGTTCACCGGCCCGCCGGCCTGCGCCTGCGACTGCCGGGGCTTGCCGGCCGTCGCCTGTCGCTCGCATACGGCCCGGCGCTGCGCGGCGTCGGGGAACTCGCTCAGCATCGTTGGGTCGGCCATGCAGCGGTCAATGAACTGCTCGCGGCTTTCGTCGGATTGTCGCTCAGGCAGTGGCACGGTCGTCCTCCTTGTCTTCCGGGTCCGGCTCGTCCTTCGCGGGCGCCTGCGGTGCGGGTTGCGCGGACGCCAGGCCCAATTCCTTCATCAAGGCGATTTCCTTGGCCCGCTGGCGAAGCTCGGTTTCCCAATCCTTGCCGGCCCGGGCGTACTCGCTGGCCAGCGTGGTCGTGTTGGACGCGAGCCGCTGCGCCTGCGCCGCCGCTTCCTTCTGCGGATCGACGTGCTCATGCCCATCCCAAAACCACTGGTGCGGCGCATCGGCGACATCGCCCAGCGAAAAGACCTTGACGGCCTCCGCGAGCCAAGCGGCGAAGATGCGGTCGAGCACGACCGCCTCAATATGGGCCTGTTCGACCCGGATGGACTTGTAGTAGGTCTGGTGATCCAGCCGCCCCGAAGAGTAGTTGTAGCCGGACGAATTCCCGGCTGCGACGTTGAACGGGACGTTGCAGCACCTCGCAATTTCGTTGAGGATTTCCCGCTTGAACATCTCGTAGGTGGTCGCCGGCTGCTCGGCCTTCACCTGCGAGGGCTCCCAGCCTTCCGGGGTGAAGACCGCCATGTTCGGGGCGAACTCCATTTCCGTCATGGGTTCGACCTCGGCGGCCTCGCCGCCGGCCGGGGCGTTGGTCTTCATCAGCACCGCGATATTCGCCGCGGACTCGGCCGCGGCGATGACCGCCAGCGTGTACCGGCGCAACTGCGCGAACAGCGGGAGGGCCGGCAGGATGTCCGGCAGGCCGCGGTGCTGGCCGGGCCGATCGGAGCGGAACCAGTGGATCATGCTGGCGGCCGGGATGCGGTCGAACGCCAGCATCGCACTGATGGACGTGGTGTCGCCGGGGTGCTGCTTGAGCACGTGGTACTCGGTCGGATTGCCGAACTCGTCGAAGGCGATCCCATCGACGAAGCCGGCCGGCGTCACTGGCGGGTTGGGCGTCGTCACCTGTTCGGCCTCGATCAGCCGCACGTCCAGCTTGACGGGCGAATCGAGCTTGCCGTTGTTGAACATCAGAATGAAGGCTTCGCCGTCCTGCGCCCGGCTCATCCGCATGGTGCGAAGCTTTTCGGCCAAGCCGACGGCCTTGGCCCATCGGGTGAACTCGGTTTCGATGGTGCGGTTCGCCCCGGCGTCGGCCCCGTCGCCCAGGAGCATTTGCAGGCGCGGCCCCGTGCCGATTACGTCGTTGGCCAGCGTGAGAACGATGCCGCGCGCGTAGGAGTTGTTCGCCACTTCGTAGCGGCTACGGTTGCGGAGCGTCCGGCGCACCTCGGCGCTGGCAGCGGAGTCGGCAGCCAGATCGTCGGCGTTCGACCAGTGCTTGCGATTGTCCGGCGTGGTCTGCGCGGCGTCGAATCGAGCGCGAACGAGCATCAACTGCCCGACGGCCTCGATCCGCTTCCGCTTTGTCCACGGCCACAGTCGCATGAGCTACACCGTCCCCGGCGGCACGATCTTGACGCGGGTGAACGCGCGGGCCGGGTTCCGTTGCGCGGCTTCCTTGCCGGCCAGGTACTTGTCCGCGGCGATCTGGTCGGGCAGCGGGTGCTGCTTGACTTTCACGCCGTCGGCCTCGGCCGACTCGGGGCCTTGTGCGTTCTGCCGAATCGCGTCTGTCACGTCTTCCGCCATACTCGCGGGAGCCGGAATCGGACCGGCCGCGTCGGGTTTATGAGGCCCGACAGCCCGCCAGGGCTCTTCCCGCTGTGTCCCGGCCGAAGCCGGGGCCAACCAGTCGCACGGGCCAAAAGAAAAAGGCCGCTCGGGTGTTCGGCCCCGAACGGCCTCGTGTTCTATGGCTTCGCGCCGGGGATCAGCCGGCACGCCGCGCGTCCTGGTTGTCTGCCCTGAATCTACAGCACGGGAAACCCACTGCAAGTGGATTCGATGTCGGATAGCGAAGTCGTTACACCCGTAGACATCGGTAGGTCATCTGAAAGGCTATTGACGGTCGCAACACTAGGGCGGTACTCTCCTTGTCGCCAACGATTATGCTGGCATGGGGCTGAACAGTATCCCGCCTGCGTCGGACCTGACAGCCAAGCGTGAAAGGGACACAAGATGGCCAGCGCGATGGATAACGAATTCTGGGCATCCTTCGACATCGCTTACGATCCAGCCGATGATAGCACCAAAAGCGAGCGTGCGGCCGCGAAGGAGTTGATCGAGGCCATCGCCAAGGCAATCGCTGATGGCTACGCCATGGTCAAGGTCGTCAAGCGGGGCGGCGCAGGGATCGTTGTCAAGGTGCGAGACTTGAAGATGCCAGTTGTGAAGAACCCCGCGACTGGCGCTGACATGGTCACCTACCGCGCCCTCAAGACGCCCCGCCCCATTCCTGGCAGCGAAAAGATGCTCGCCGGACTTCTCAATAAGGAGGTCGGCTTCCTCTCAAGCCTAACGCATACGAACGTCGTAAAGGTGTACGCTTGCGGTGCGGTAACAGCTTGTGGCCAGACCTATCCCTACTACGTCATGGATTTCATTGAGGGCGCGACTGAGCCAGATGACTACGCCCGTCGCAAGGAAACTAAATTCGGGGATATTCTGAGCATATTCGAGGACGTTCTAGAGGCATTTTGTTACCTCGATAGCCAGGGGATAGTGCATAACGACCCCAAGCCAGCGAATATCCTTATCAATGCTCAGGGGCGTGCCATTGTGTCCGACCTTGGCTCGGCAAAGCGACAGATTCCAATCCCGGATGGGGCGGACGAGACGATCATCACTTTCACCCCAAGATATGCCCCGGAGGACAAGAAGCGGCTAGCCGAAAAGGACGCCTCAAGCGCCAACCGAGCAAGGCTTCACATCTCACGCGACGCGATCCAGAAGTGGTGGGACATCTTCTCCATAGGACGGTCGTACCGTGAGATTCTAGAGGCATATGTGGAAACCCATGGTCGAGATGTGCCAGCCTACGAATACGTCTATGTGCAAATTATGATCGGCCGGATGTTAGGCCGCGAGATTCTCGACACAGAGACCGTCTTGGGACTGCCGCGATCGTTTTACACGGAGTTGGCCTACACCACCTTCGCGGATGCTCGGTCCGACCTGGCGAAGTTGCTCGGCTCCTACGACCTTGCGCAACGTGTGCCTGAGTTGGACATTGATTCTAAGAAGGTCGTCCAGTGTCCTATGAGCGGCGTTGTTCCGTGGACGGAACGACTGTCAGAGGTTCTAAAGCACCCCAGCCTCAAGCGGCTAGCATCGGTTTCTCAACTTGGTCTACTGAACTACGTCTATCCCAACGCCTCGGGCACTAGATATGAGCATCTGCTAGGTTCCTACGGAACTGCCGTGCGCATGGTCAGGTCCCTATGGGCAGACCGCCTCAACCCTCTATTCCGGCAGATCATGACCGACCAAGACATCGAGGCCGGCCTCCTGGCCGTCCTTCTGCACGACTTGGGTCAGTATCCGCTGGCACACGATCTCGAAGAGGCGGATAAGGAGCTATTCTCTCACGAGAAGCTGTCAGTCCCGTTCTTGGATTCGGTCATCCCCGGCAGCAAAGAGGCCCTGAGCGCGACGCTTGACAGACTTTGGTGGAGTGGCATGTCGGCGCGAGTGAAAGCAATCCTTGATGCTAAGCCGGAGTTCCCGGCTCAGCACAAGCTAAAAGACCGCATACTGCATACACTTCAAGATGGGCCTATTGATGCTGACAAGCTGGACTACATCTACCGCGACAGCATGAGGCTGCGGGTGCCTTACGGGACGATTTTGGACCACGAGCGCATCATCGGCTCGCTGACGGTTGTCCACGACTTGCGTGGGGCGAACCTCTATGCTTCCCTTGGCATCCATGAGAAGGGGCGCATCGGCGCAGAGTGTGTTGCCTTCGCCAGATACGCTTTGTTCGCTGCCGCCTACTGGCATCATACAGCGCGAGCTATCAAAGCGATGATCCATCGAGCCGTCTGGGAAGCAATGTCCGCTGTAGCTTGGCGCGACAGGGGCGAAGCGAAGAAGGAACTGTACAAGGTCATACTACAGAATGAGTTACCAACGATACAGCATACGTTGTTTGGTGAGGATGGACGCACAGCACGCCCCATATGGCCTGGCATGAGTCTGACTGACCTGCAAATGCTTCTGTGGGTACGAGGCAAGACTTCCGATGCTGGGGCCAAGCTTCTCGACTGCTTGATAGACCGAATCCTGTACAAACGAGCTCTGCTCATTACAGACACCAGCCTGCCGCGAAAATTGCACGCAATAAGGCGCGAGGGTTGGGCGAAGGTGATACAGCTAGAGAACCGCCTTACTAGCGAAGTGGCTGAGCACTTGCTGGGACTAGCAGCGGCAGATCGGCAAACTATGCCATTATCAGAGGCGTGCTCACGGACTTTCGCTGATAGAGCGAGGGCAAAGGAAGCCCTCGTGCTCGTAGATATTCCCTCGCCCGACGTATCGAAGATGGACGACCTGCTGTGTTTGCCCGAAGCTGAGGGATGGCGAACAGCGACAGAAAGTACAAAACCGCGGAGCTTGTCCGAATCTGTCGTGTGGAAAAGCTTGATCGACAGTCTTGGAGAAGGAACTGGGAAGATTCGCGTGTTTGTGCATCCCGACTACGCGGCCACATTAAGAGCGTTACCGCGTGAGACGTTGCAGAGCATGGTTAGATCCGCGGTTGATGAGATTGATGCCTAGAGGCATTCAGCCCCATCTTCACATCAGGCGCCAGCCTTTTCCCATGTGGTCATTCGCTTCCCGCAGTGACGGCATTCACGCCGCCGCATGATCCGGCCTCCCCATGTGGCTCGCGTGTAGACGACGTGGAAGTGCTGGCAGCCGCACCAGCGGCACTCCAAGCCGCGCTTGTCCTGCGTCGGGTCCCAGGACTTCCGTTGGCTGGCGGTTTCTACCATGTGTCCTTCCTCCGCAGATCGTTCTGCGTGTACCGCTTTCGCTGCCGGCCGGCGGCGGCTTCGCCGGGGGCCTTCACGCCGGCCATCGACGCGGCGACGGCACAGCCGACCAGGCAATCGAACCAGTGGTTGTCCGGCTTGGCGGGCTTGGGCCGCCATTCATGCACCGTACGGCCCTGTCCTTCGGTTACGACGTAGGTTTCCGAGTCGGCGACATGCTCGGCAAAGAGCCGGTGGTGTTCGGGCTTCCTGCCGAAGAGGGTCAGCGCGCCCTTGTCGCCGGGCGGCGTGCCGAGCCGCGCGTGGATGAAAGTCTTCCACCAGTTCGCGTCGAAGGCGACGTGCCGGAACTCGCTCGACTTCGACACGTTCGGGATGTACCAATTGTGCCCATGCCTCTCGCCCGGCCGGCGCGTGTAGGCGGCCATCGGCTTGTTCCCGGCCCGCAGGCCCATGCCCTTCGACAACAGCACCGCCGGGCCTGCCTTGATCGCCACGGCGTTTGCCACGGCCGGCAGATAGCCCGAGTCGATGAGCAGCCGCTCCACGTGCAAGGCCGCGCCGTCGGTCCGCTCCCACGGCCGGGCGAGCAGTTCGCCGGCGAGCTTGTCCAGTCCCGCTTGTACCGCGCCTTCGCGCCCCGCGCCGCGGAACGACGCGGCCATCCGCCGCCGTCAGGTCTTCAAGGAACTCAAACCAGTCGGCCTCCGTCTCTGTCGGGTAGCCGACGATGTTGTAGACCTTCATATGGTTTGGCGCGACCTCGGCCGCCGCCAGGCCTCGGAAGAAGCCACGGAGCATGTCCCGCGTGATGGGCTTGTTGACCATCCGCCGCAGCCGCTCCGAGAAGCCGTCCAGGCCGACGATGCGGAGCTTCGGCAGGCCCCACGTGTCGGGCCGGGCAAGGTCCAACTCAAAGATGGTCTTCTCTGCCGAGCCGCCCCAAAGGACATCGCCGGCGCCTGCTTCGTTCTGCAAGCCGCCGACGTGCCGGCGATGCCAGGTATACGCGCAGAACAGGCACTTCCGCTGGCAGCCGAAGGCCGACTCCCGCCAAGTCTTCCCGTTGGCCAGCGGGACCGCGTGCGGGTAGAGTGCTGTGCCGGCGTCGATGGTGTAGTTCCGGTTCACGTCGAACGTCGCCGCGTGGATGACGGAAGGATGCTCGTGCCGCTCGCCGGCCAGCGCCGCCCGCACCACGTCCACCACGTAGCTTTCGGACCGGCCCAGACAGAAGGTATCGCACCAGCGCAGGAACGGCCGGACGTTCAAGAGCCCTGCGCCACCGGCGATGACCACCGGCCGGGCGTCCTTCGGCCACGCCAGCCGCTCGCCGACGAACGGATAGCCGCCGCCCACCAGCCGCCCCAGGCTGAACGCCGCCTTGTTGAGCGTCTCGTTGCGCGTGCCGTTGGCCGCGGATCGGACGGCGTGAAGCTCCATCCGCAGGGCCGTCTGCGGATCGGCCGGGGCTTCCGCCGCCGGCGGCTCAGCCGGTGGTGCGGCAGGAGGCGGTGGGGTTGCCGGCGGCTGAGCGAGCCGTCCTTCTTCTCCAAGTAGAAGTAGCCGCAGATGTCGAAGTTGTCGGCTGAGCAGTCGGCCCACTCGCCGGACGGCTGAAGCTCCTCGTACAACTTGAAGTTGATGATGCACGTGGCCAGGTTGTTCGGCCCGGTCTCGTTGATGCCGATCTGGACGGGGTGCGCGTTGAATAGTCCTTCGCGATTGGGAAGCATGGGGTCTCCTTACTCGGCCTGCTCGGCCAAGAGCCGGTTCCAAAGGGTCGTTTCGTACTGGACGAGTTCGATCTGTTCGGCCAGGGTGCGGCTCTTCGCCATGCACCAAGGCATTTCCTGCGGGTAGATGGTTCGCGTGCCGTGCCCCTGCGCCTTGCCGTTGTGGTGCTTGGCGCACTCCACGTCGTAGCCGACGTACAGCAGATGGTCGAGCCACTCGCGGACGCGGAGGCGGATGGATGCCTTGCCGCTGGATGGGTTTTGCAGCCGCGGCTCCCAGCGGATGTAGTCCTCGCCCTTGGGGTTGGGGACCGTGGCCGTGCAGTCGTGGCAGATGAGCACGACGTTCCGGCCGGCGCGAACGTGCTGGTCGAGGTCGGCCAGCAGCGGCAGGAAGGTTTCGTACAAGTGCTGGTAGCCCTTGCCGAAGCCGTAGTCCTCGATGCGGCGGATGGGGACGTTTTCCTTCTCGTGCTTGACGTTGCGGAGCGTCCAGTCGAGGGCCATTTCCTCGGCCTTCGTCGCCGAGTCGATGACGATGGTGCGGACCTCATCCCAGCCGTCGGAGTGCAGGGCGTCCCGGATGTCCTGCCAGGACGCCAGGCCCGCCACGCGGCGGATGTCGAGTTCGCCCAGCGACGGCTTGAGGATGGGGAGCGAGTCGTCCAGGTCGATGAACCCGACGGGGCCGGGCGCTGTCGCCGCCAGCGTGGTCTTGCCTATCCCGCCGGGGCCGTACAGCTCGACGCGATGGCCCTGCGGCTCGATGGTCCCGAAGGCGACGCGCCGAACGGGCGGGGCGTATGGGGGACGTGCGGTTGCGGTGTTCATGCGGCCACCTCCGCAACCAGCCGCCGGACCGTGAAGCTGTCCCGGCCGAATTCCTTGATGGTGTAGGCGGTGAACACCGCGGCGACGATCTGGCCGACGGCCGTGGATGCGTCCACCGTCAGTGCCCGCGCTTCGCGGTCCGGGGTGTAGCTCCCGTCCATGCGGACGCGGGCTTCGCCGAAGACGCCTTCGGCGGCGAGGAGGGGCTTCTACGGCTGCTCGCCGACGCCGAAGCCGGCCAGATCGAACGGCTCCTGGTCTACAAGTACGACCGGCTCGGCCGCAACCTCGCTGAAACCAGCGCCATCATCGCCCAGCTTGAGGACAGCGGCGTTGAAGTGGTGAGCGTCACCGAAGGCAAGGACACGCTCGCCCGCGGCGTCCAGCTTGTCGTGGCCGAGCATTACAGCCGGGCGCTGGCCGAACGGACGCGCGACGGGCTGATGCAGCGATTCAAGCAGCGCGCCTCGACCGGCGGTCCTCCCCCTTACGGCTACGAAGTGGTGGAAGAGAACGGGACGAAGCGCCGGCGGATCAACGAACCCGAAGCCGCCGTTGTCCGCGCCATCTTCGGCGACTACCTCAGCGGCAAAGGCTTCAAGGAAATCGCCCACGACCTCTACCGCCGCGGCGTGCCGACGCGCCGGGGCGGCCCTTGGACCTTCGCCTCGGTTCGCGTGCTCGGCGATTCGGCGAAGGGCCAGTTCGACTACAGCCAACTCGCCCGCATCCTGATGTCCCCGGATGCGGAAACGCCGGGTGAGCTGCTCGACGCCCTGTACTTCGTGGACAACCTGTCCGATCCCGACTGCTACGACCGCATTCTTCAGGAGTGCCAAGAAGCCGGGATCGACCTCGGCGGGAACGACTTGTCACCTGAGGATCTGGCCATCCGCGCCTGGCTGGCCGACCGCAACATCTTGGAACGCGTCCACGCCGAGCAGTACCGCGCCCGGCCCCAGCGCTTTGAGTCTTTCTTCGCCGGCCTCGCCGACCGCCCCGACCTTACCTATCCGACCGACACCGTTCTGGCGGCGCTGGAGGGCGACCTGAACGAGTGGTTCGATTTCAAGCAGAAGGGCCGCGGCGCGAGGGTGTTTGTCTTCGCGCGGGCGGACGGCGTGTGGTTCCTCGTGCGCCACGGCCAGCGGATCAAGCGCGAGGGCACGGTGGAGGCTGACGAGAGCTCCGGCAGCGTCTTCTACCGACCGGAGAAGTTCGACGTGCTGATCTACTACCCCGACAAGGGGGAATTGGCGATCAACACCGAGACCAAGGGCGAACGCCGAGCCTACTGCCGCTACCTCGGCAAGCACCTCTTCGGCGACACCGAGTTCTTCCGCTTCGACGACCCGATCTCGAAGTACACGCTTACGCCGCTGATCACCATGGGGCGCGAGGCGCTGAGGTGCGGCGACGTCCAAGGCCTCGGCCTCGTGCTTCTCCAAGAGCTGCACATCGCCCACAACAGCGACCAGGACGACATCGAGGTCCGCAAGGCCAGCGAGGACGTCTTCCGCGCGTTGGAGAATCAGAACCGCAGCCTTCAAAACGAGGAGGCGGCGATCACCTTGGTGAAGGCAAAGTTCCGGGTGACGTTCCTGGACCTGATGGGCACCCTCGTCCAGCGCGGCGACATCGAGACCATCACCGTCCCGACGGCCGGAAGGTCGGGGGTGAAATATCGGCTCCGGACGGCCCCAATGGTGAAAGAAGGAGTCGCGGAATGATCGCTTTGGTGGTCATCCTTCACCGATCCTTCCCCATCTTTCACCGGGCAAAGGTGAAAGAAGTTTGCGGCCGCAAAGGGCGTAATACTTGGGATATATATCTTCTCTCTCTCCTTCTTTCTCCATCCCACCCATACCCGCCCGCGAAACGCCCGCACGCGCGTACACGCGAGGGGTGGGTGAAAGGTGAAAGAAGTTCGTCCAGCCCCGTCCGGCGCAGGTCGCGCCACGTTGGCGCAGGTTGGGCGATCTGCCGCCCGGTCGATCAAGGATACGGCCGCGCCGCGTGCGCCAACCTGGGCGCGCAGCCTACCCAGCTTCACAAACCCAATGGTTCCTTCCTGGCCGCAGGCGCGGTGACCGCGGCGGGAACGGTCACGGTGTTAGAGACAGTTTCTTTCGCCTGTCCGGTTTTCCGGACCACGCACACGGAGGTGCATCTTGCAGGTTGAACTTCGGGACATTGCCAGCATCCGGCCCTACGAGAAGAACCCCCGCGTCAACGACGGCGCGGTGGACGCCGTCGCGGCTAGCCTCAAGCAGTTCGGCTTCCGCCAGCCGATTGTCGTGGACGCCGACGGCGTGATCGTCTGCGGGCACACCCGCTTCAAGGCCGCCCAGAAGCTCGGGCTGGCAAAGGTGCCCGTCCACGTCGCCAAAGACCTCACGCCCGAGCAGGTGAAGGCGTACAGGATCGCGGACAACAAGACAGCGGAACTGGCCGAGTGGGACATGGATCTGCTGCCCATCGAGCTCAAAGACCTCCAGGCGGCCGACTTCGACCTGTCGATGCTCGGCTTTGACGAGGACGAGCTGGCCAAGCTGCTCGACGGCGGCGTTAAGGAAGGGCTGACCGATCCGGACGCGGTGCCGGAGACGCCGGAGGAACCCGTCACCAAGCCGGGCGACCTGTGGCTGCTGACCGACCTGATGGTCTCGGTCGGCCAGGCGCTGGCTCCCACGCTCAACCCGATCCTGGACGCCCAGGGCCAGGAGCAGACGATCAAGGTCTGGCGGAACGCGCTGAGCGCATCCGGGACAAGCTCGCCGCCCAGGCCCGCAAGGGCAAGTGGACCGGCGGAATTCCGGTGCTCGGCTACGACGTGGACCGCAGCGGCCCCAGCCCCCGGCTGGTCGTGAACGCCAAGGAGGCAACCCGCGTCCGCGAGATATTCCGGATGTACCTCCAGGAGGCGTCGCTGCTGCCGGTGGTGAAGGAACTGGCCAAGCGCGGGTGGCACAACAAGCACCGGCTCACCAAGAAGGGCCAGGAGCGCGGCGGCCGCCCGTTCGACAAGTCCAGCCTCCACGTGCTGCTGACCAACCCGATTTATGCGGGCAAGATGCGGTACAAGGACGAGCTGCACAAAGGCGAGCACGAGGCGCTTATCGACGAGGAAACCTTCGAGAAGGTCGGCAAGCAGCTCAAGGTCAACGGGCGGACGGGCGGCACGGAAGTCCGCAACAAGTACGGCGCGCTCCTGCGCGGCCTGCTGAAGTGCAAGAGCTGCGGCACTGCCATGGTGCATACGTTCTGCGGCCGGCACATGCGGAACTTCCACCGCTACTACCGATGCGCGCACGCCATCAAGAACGGCCGCGAGCGGTGCTCTTCGGGTACGATTCCGGCGGGCGAGATTGAGCGCATCGTGGTCGAAGAGGTCCGGGGCCTGGCGAAGGACGACGCCTTGCTCGCGCAGGTGCTCGCCGACGCCCACGCGGCCATCGACGCGGAAATGACGGCCGTGCGTCAGGAGCGGGACGAGCTCGTCCGCGACCGCAAGCGATACCACGACGAGCTTCATCGGCTCGTGACGGGCGGCACGACCATGGGCGACGCGACGGCGCGCATCGCCGACCTGCACGCCCGGCTGCTGGAGACCGACAAGCGCCTGCCGGTCGTGGAATCGCGAATCGCCGAGTTGGAGTGCCAGACGGTCTCAGAGGCCGAAGCCCGCGCGGTGTTCGCCGACTTCGACGGCCTGTGGCAGAGCCTGATCCCGCGAGAGCAGGCCCGCCTGCTCAAGCTGCTGATCTCGACCATCGAGTACGACGGCGATGCCGGCACGGTGTCGGTGACCTTCCGCTCGACGAGCATCCGCTCGCTGATTGACCGCAAGCAAGAGGACGCAGCATGA